CTGGGTCTTTGGGTCCGTTATGACCTCTTCACCCTCTACACTCTGGAAGTTCCGGCGGATGGTGAGGGTCCGGGCCTCCAGGTCTATGTCCTCCGGGCAGAGCGCCAGCAACTCCCCTATCCGCAGGCCGGTCCAGAACAGAACCGATAGGCCAGTCCGGGCGGGCAGCTTCTTGACGTGGGGTATGAATTGGTTGAACTGCTCCACCGTCCAGAATGACATCTCCTGGGCGTCTTTCTTGCCCACACTACCGGCGAGGCGGGCCGGATTGATACCCAGGCCGTAGTATTTGCAGGCGTAGTTGAATATGGCCGAAAGCTGGTTGTTGATGGTCTTTGCATAGGTCGGGGCCACCTTGTCCGCGAGAAGCTGCGATTGCCACTTGCGGACGTGGGCCGGGGTGATCTCATTGAGCGGGAGGTCCCCGAAGAACGGGAGGACCCGGTGCTCGATGAGATACCGCTTGTTCTGCATGGTGGTCCGCTTGAGGCGCGGCTCCATGTCCCCCAGGTAGATTTCTGCGAAAGAGCGAAAGGTCATGTCACAGCTCCGGGCGCGGGTCCGCAAGAACTCTTCCTCAAACGCCTGGGCGTCCTTCTTGCGCTGGAAGCCCCGCTTCTTTTTGAGGCGTCGCTTGCCCTGCCAGTCGGTGTAGTAAAACGACGCGTACCATGTGTTCCTCAGTTCGTCTTTGTATGCTGGAATTTCAATCACCCTTTCGGAAGTCTCCCAAATTCATGCCAGAGCGGGCGCAGGACGGCCCAGGAGCCACGATAGGGGGTCTATGAATATACCAGGACCCCCGGAGCGGAGAAACGCTTATAGGGCCTCCCACGGGCCAAATACGCACAAGCCCCTTTTCAGGAGACCCGGTAGGCCCCTGGCACGTTCTTGAGCCGGACGCCCTCGGACTGCTGGTAGTCCCGGATGAGCTGGGCGATCTCCACAGAGGCGGCGGGGTCCCCGGCTTGCAGCGCCTCCTGGTAGTCGCTCTGGAGCTGGGCAAGGTGGGCCGCCCTCCCCCTCCGGCATACAGGGCAGAGGCCGGAGACCAGGTCCGCGCAGTTTTCGATGGAGCCGCAGCTCCGGCAGCTCAGATAGCCGACAGGCAAGTTTTCCACAGTTCACAACCTCCAATACCGATGTACGCTCTATTCGCGCACGCGCACGCGCATAGAGGAATATTATTATTACTAAGTCTTATATACATACTGTCTTATTATGGGTCCTGATTAAGACCTCATTTTTTGGGTATTCAGTCCTGATTAGGACCCTATTTTTCAAAATAAGGTCCTAATTAAGACCTCATTTTTTGGGTGCCTGTTTTGGCAGGTTGGTTTTCAACAGCTTTTCCACAGAGTTTTCCACAGCCTATTTCCGGCGTTCTTTCTGGGCGGCCTGCATCCTGGCATTGGCAGCGTCCACATCCCGGCGGGCGTCCTCGGCCTGGGGTCCCTCGACGATCTCATGCCGGAAGACTTCTTCCTGGAGTATGCGCCGGACATCGCTGTCGCTCATCTTGACCCCTGGGTAGTGACGCTCCAAGGAGCGGCGGATGGTCCCAATCATCCAGTCATTCAAGAGGACCTGCCCCACGATGAAACGATTGAGGACCCGACGCTGGGCGTAGAGCTGGGACAGAGCTATGTTCCCCTCTTCCTGGAAAGCCTCAATGCTCAGCGCGTAGAGGGGGGCGTAGTCCTCTGGCCGGTTCACATTCAGCTCGCAGAAGTTGAACTCGCAGACAAGCACCGTCTCCACCGGCTTCCCGAAGAGGACCTGATATATCCTCCAGGTAATGCCGTTGGTGAGCACCACCCAATCAATCCCAGCGCTGGCCGCATAGCCCGTGGCCTGGGAGACGTGGACATCCCGAAGGGCGATGCCCACGGCCTTGCATTCCAGCAACAGGCGGGCCTTGCCTTTGAGCTGGACGGCCAGATCACAAAACTGCTGCTTGATACATAGCTCGGACGTGATGTTTTCGTACTTGTCGTAGCCGAAGACCTCGCAGAGAATGTCCGTGATTATCATTACCGTGTCGCTCTCATTCCGGCCCGCGAGCTGTGCCCGGCGTAGGATGGGCTGGAACTTCTGGACGCCGGATGATAGACGCGCCTCCGCCTGTGGGCTTATTCTCTGCATGGTATCACCCCCTAAAATCGACGCAGATTATACGGCCTTCCCGCCAGAGGACCTGGCCTCTGCAACGCCGCTCTTTTTGACTTCGCCCAGCAGGGGCGCGGTCATCTCCTGGAGGCGGCCTATCAAGAGTAGCTGCTCCCGTTCCGGCAGCTTCTCGTAAAGCTCCAGCATCTCTCGTCCGTTCTCGGATATTCCGAGGGCGGGCGCTTTTTTCGTTTCTGGCTCCGTGTCGCTGCCGGTCAGGAAGTAGCTCACAGAGCAGCCGAGGAATTCACAGATGGGAGCTATATACTTTGAAGGCGGGTCGGTGCCGCGCTGCTTCCAGTTTGTCGTTGTTGTTGTATTGACGCCGATGAATTTAGAAAGCGCGTATGCGGTTAGGTTTCTGGAGTCAAGCTCATGGAAAAGCCGCTCGCAAATTGTCATCGAAACACCTCCCAAGCGGTATGCAAAGCACCCAAAAAATAAGGTAAATATTTTTCATTCGTTAGCTCCCAAAGTATTGACTTACATCCCAAATGTGATATAATATAATCAAGCCAAAGGAATAAGGTAAAAACCCAAAAACAAACGGCCCAGGGAACGGGCCAGAGGATAAAACAGGAAGCGGCAGTGAAAGCCGGGTCGGAAGCGGGCATAGCTCCGGGGATGACCGGCAGGCGGTAACGGCGGTACGAACGGCAACCTCTGGACCATCCCGAAGCCAAAAGGCCGGGTGCAACCGGCGGAAAGGAAAACCATGACTAACCGAGAAGCCTACCTGGATGACCTGGATGAGCTGCTGAAAGAAATCGACCAGCTTTTGAGTGCGGTTCCTATCGGCAAGACCAAGCTGGAGCATCAGGCGCGGGAACAGGCAGAAGATGTGGCCGGAAGAGCCAGGGCCACTATCAACTGCATGAAGCGCGATTACATCATCGCTGAGTGATGACCGCCCGCCCCGGAGGTTACGAGGGCAGAAAGGATAACTAACCTATGGAACGCAACAAGTATGAATTGCAGCGCGAGGTCCTTGCTCGCAAGTACGAGACCATCCTCAAGGACTTTGAGGACACCAACGATGACCGGCGCATCGCCTGGAACTGCTACCAGCAGATCATCGCCGCCTGCGAAGCCATGCGGGACAGCGGCATGGAAAACAACTTCATCTGCTGCGCGGTCAACAAAAGCATCCGGGAGCAGGAAAGTAAGATTGACGAAATCATCACCCGGTTTACCGGCAAAGTCTACAAGGGCGTTAGGTGGCTGGACGTCCGGGAAGAGCTGAAATGCGATAGGTTCACCTGCGGCTATGTGGACTGCGTGATCTCAATGATGGTCTCGAAAGGGGCGGCTCGCAGGTTCCTCCGGGAACAGCTCTACGATATGCGGAACGAACTCACCAAAGAGCACTACTTGTCGATGTATGAGTACATCGACAAGGCAACAGGCCAAGGAGGCGGCGATGGAACCGAGGACGATTACTCAAGCTGAGGCCGCCGATCTGCTGGCCTCCAGCTATGAGACCGGGCGGTATGAGCCGCTGGGCCTCTTCCTGGTGGGAGAAGCCGGCGGGACCTGGACCGGGATTGACAACAGCACCGGCAACGCCTGGACGGAAGAGTTTGGGACCCAGGCCGAGTGCCTGAAATGGCTGAAAGGAGAGAATGCGGTGTTTACTTTGGATGAAGCGGTCAGCCGGATTTATGAGCTGTCCGCAGAGGCTCACATGAACATGGCCCGCAACCTCAAGGAGCGCCGGACCTGGTGTGAGAAGAACCTCAAGAACTACCAGACCATCAAGTGGGCCTTTGAGAAAGTGCTTGACATCCGGTACGCGGAGCGCCTGGAGGTCTACCGCTACTACTACGGCGAGGGGGCGGCGATGCGCCACTCCCCCCACCTGAGAGAAGCTGCCCACACAACTATAACCCCTTAACCGCCGGTGCAACGGCGGCCAAGTGCGAAAGGAGCTAACCAAATGTTTATTTTCAGAACCTCCAACCGAACCCGCTATGCAAGGGCTGTCCGCCACATGATGGACCACCCGGAGCGGTACGTGGTGATCTCAAGAGGGCGAGACTACTCGGCGGACATCAAAGGCCCCGCCGGGTGTGGATGGTACATCCACTACCTGAAAGTTTGAGAGGGAGGCAAGAGCATGGCAACCAACATCAAGGACAAAATCGCTAAGCTGCTGGCCCTGGCAGAAAGCCCGAATGAGAACGAGGCCAAGGCCGCGCTGCTCAAGGCCCGCGAACTCATGGCCGAGCACAAGCTCAGACCCGAGGACGTCAAAAAGGCCAAAAAGGAAAAGGTCATCCGCAAGGTCCTGGACATCACTTGCACCGCCATGACCAATCCCTGGGCCGCGTCCCTCTCCGCTGTTATTGCGGAGCATTACTGCTGCCGAGCCTACCGCTACCGGAGCGCCGGTAGCAAGAAGAACAAGATTGGCCTGGTGGGGCTGGAAGAGGACTTCGAGATTGCCCAGCGAATTGTGATATACGCCCATGAGTGTGTCATGGCCGGTATCAAGGCCCAATTCGTCAGGGACCCCAAGGACCCTCCAGGAACCTACCGCGAGAAGTGCAACGCCTATGGCTGGGGGTTTGTCCGGGGAGTGAACAAGGCTTTTCGGGAGCAGGAAGAGCAGCACCAGGAATGGGGCCTTGTGATGGTAGTCCCTCAAGCTGTGGATGACAGCATGGCCGACATGGGGAAAAAGACGCAGTTTGGCACTGAGCAGACCGGCGGCTGGCGCGACGCCTACCGCGCCCTGGGCTTTCAGGACGGCAGACGGTTTGACCCCGCATCCCGCCTGTCTGATGGTGTTCCTGGACAGCTTATGATTGGAGGTTGATGCCGATGAAGTGCAAGAACTGTGGGTGCGAAGTCATCTGCATCCGGTCAGGAGGGCGCAGCGTCGTTTGCGACGCCGCTCCGATCACCTACTGGAGCGTCCGGGATGGAGCCTCGATGTCAGAGATGTTATCCCTGCTGACCCCGAACGGGGAAAGCATCTACGGGACGCCTGCTGGAAAGCTGGAGAACGCCGTGGGTGTGGCCTACCACCCCCACACTTGCGGACTGTTGCCCATCTTCCACCGTGGCCGGGATAGCTGGAGCCGCCCGGTCTACGATGACGGAACGGGCCGCCTCCTGGTGGACGTGGACCCGCGAGCTGGCCGAAAACCGGACATCTGTACGAAGCAGGGCAACGCCTTTGACGGTGAACCCTGCGACCCGGTAGATGGAGATTTTATCTTCATTCCGCGCCGGGACACCTGGTAACAGTATATACCAGAACGACCCAAAAAACAAGCCGTATAAATTAGATACAAGGAGGAACCAAGCATGAGAACGGCAAACCGAGTTAAGCCGAAGACCGACTTCGGCATTGAGGTCCGGCTCTTCACCGCACAGACCGGAATGACGGTGAAAGAGCTGGCCGAGCGGTCCGGCGTCAAGTACACGACGCTGATTGAGACCACCACGGGCCGCTGTGCAGGCCACCAGCTCATCCCCATTGTCCGGGAGTACATGGCGAACTACGAGCAAAAGGAGGCATGACCCATGGCGATGAAGCCCCTCAAGACCGCCCACGATATGTTCTACTTCGTGGAGGACGTGATGCAGATTTTGGGCTACTCCAAGTCTAAGAGCTACAAGGTCATCAAGAGCCTCAACCGCGAGCTGGAGAACCAGGGCAAATGCACCTGTGACGGGCGCGTCATCAAGCGGTATTTCCATGAGCGCTACGGCCTGGATGAGCTGAACGCGTCCGCGAGACGGGGGGCGTAGCCATGGAGAAGAGCAAGAGACGCCGGAGCTATGCCCGCGCCTACTACCGGCTGTCCGTCCTCTGCCTTGCGGCCATGGTGACGGCCCGCCTCATTCTACTGATGATTGATGTTATCCAGCTTCAAATCCAGACCGCCGGGGCTTTTTCAATCCCCGCGAGCGCGGCAATCTTGGTATTCACCGGCTGGGAGCTGAAAACCTGGACCGGTCAAGGAAAGGAGAAAAAATCATGTGGACCTACAAGTGTGACCGCTGCGGAGCGGCGCTTGACCCCGGAGAGCGGTGCGACTGCCAGGACCGCCCGGCCAAGTACAACGGCAAGCCGATCTTCACCCAGGAGAACTTCAACTACTCCGAGGCCAAGATAGGCGACTATGTGGAGCAGGCCGTTGTGGATGACGCCATGGACTGTCTGCCTCCGGCCTCGATGAGCGCCCGGTGCGCTCAGATGGGCGAACCGTACTCCCACCGGGAGGACCCGGAGACCGGGCGGCTCCGGCCTACTTACTACACGTTCAAGCGTGTGGCCGGAGAGTGGCCTAACGGTATCTGGCAATTCTGCGGCTGCTGCTTCCAGGGCGAGACCGTCCCCCGTGGCAAGGACCCGATCTACTGCGGAGAGGGGGCCGAAACGATGAAGCGAAGCTGCGGGGGGGGGTA